CCAGTCTGACATGAACTTGATGAACATGTTCACAGAAGACGCTGCCAAGCAGTTGAAAATTTCTATTGAAAACGAAGTTTTCTTCAACAACATGGTCACTGAAGGCCCTGCTGCTGCTAACGAAGGCGCTACTGCTGGTGCTATTTCTGCTGCCTATAACTTGGGCACTGACGTAACTCCTATCGACCAAGCCACTCCTGAAAACGTGTTGAAGGGTATCCTTCGCATGTCCACAGTGTTGGACGAGCAGAACGTTCCCGAAGATGGCCGTTGGTTGATTATCAGCCCCTTCGACCGTCACCTGTTGATGCAATCTAACATCGCTCAAGCCTACTTTACTGGCGACGCTCAGTCGACCATCCGTAGCGGCAAGATCGGTATGTTGGATCGTTTCACAGTCTACGTGTCTAACTTGCTCCCACGCGGCGCAGCAGGTAAGGCTTTGGTGGCTGGTTTGACTGATCCCGCCACTGGCGGTGCTGTAGCTAGCGCCAAGGCTCGTCGTACTATGGTCGCTGGTACCAAGGCAGCAATGTCTTTCGCCATGACTGTGAACAAGACAGAACCTTTGCGTAACCAAACAGACTTCGGCGATATCGTCCGCGGTTTGGCTGTGTACGGTCGCAAGACTGTTAAGCCTGAGGCTTTGGTTGTTGCTCAAGTCGGCTCTGCCAGCTAATAAACTGGGCCCCTACGGGGGCCCTTTCTTTATTCTTATTCTTTGGAGATTCTTATGTCTACTCAATTTTCCCGCAGTATCGGTGGCTATCAAACAGCCACTGCTGGTACAACGCAGACTCAGGCCGGTGCTACCGCACTGACTGGTGCTATTAACGTCGTGACTACAGGTACCGCTAGCGATGGTGTTAAGTTGCCTGCTGAGCGTCCAGTTGGTGACATCGTTCATATTGTGAACATTTCTAACGCTGCTTTGAATGTGTACGCTTCCACTGGTGGCGCAATCAACGGCGGTTCTGCTAATGCTGCTAAAGCTTTGGCTGCTAACATGTCTGGTGCTTACATCAGCTTGGGCAGTGAAAACTGGGGCGCTGTTCTCAGCGCCTAATCGGTGGCACAATAAAGGGGCTCTTCGGAGCCCCTTTTTTAATAGGAGATTTTTATGAACGTGATCGACCTTACAACTCGCCTTGGTGGTGAGTTTCTTGCAAACAAAGCTCGTGCTCTTGTTGATGGGCAAATTGTTATTCTTGCTCGGTTAGTTGAGCAAGATTGGGTGTATACAGAAGAAGGCCAGAATCTGGCTAATTTGCACTCTAATGTTGATGAAATAAAAACAACACCAAAGTCTCGCAAAAAATCTGCTGAACTGGTAGAATCCGTTGAGGCAGCGCCTGAACCTGAGATTACCGAAGTTCCCGCTGAGCCTCAGATCGAACTGTAAGGTACGTCATGAAAGCTCTTAGTGCTTTTTATTCGCGCATTCTGCCCCACTTGCCCGGTTGTCCCGAGCCGGTGGTGGATCAGATGTTGCTGACATCCGCTATTGAGTTTTGTGAAAAATCGCAGGTTCTCAGGCAGAACCTCGATTCAATTTCTACTGTTGCTGACATTGGTGAATATGACTTAGATAGTCCGTCTACTCAACTAATTATCAGCCGTGTTCTTGGCGTAACTGCTGACGGCATTCCTCTTGTCGGCGACATGGCCGAAAGTTTTCCTAGGTACTTACCCGTAGATTCTGGCATTCCTAGTTCGTTTTATGTCGACCGGACAGACTCCCAGTTTGTTCTTCGTCTTTTGCCAACTCCGGATGATGTCTATACGTTAGTAACGACAGTTGCACTGCGCCCAGCTATGACAGCTACGCAGCTCGAAGACGACTTGTACAACCGTTGGATCGAGCCAGTTGTGTCCGGAGCAATCTACAGGGCTATGCTTCTTCCAGATCAGCCTTTTACTAACTACGCCCGCGCTTCGCAGGTACAGATGGAAACGGCTCGTCATATTACGAACTCTCGCATAGAAGGAAACTACGGCCATGTTCGTGGTTCTATGCGCGTTCGTTCACGCCCATTTGTGTAAGGCCATAAATGACTACTTCCGCACAATCAGTTTTACTTCGGGTCGTAGGAACTTTGCAAGATGCGTCCGCTGTTCGCTGGGCAACAAACGAGCTTGTACGTTACCTCAATGATGGCCAACGGGATATTACTGTTTACCGCCCAGATGCTACGGCTACAACCGCTACGCTTACTTGTGTAGCAGGTACAAGACAAACCCTGCCTGCGGCGGCATCTAAGCTCATAGACATTGTGCGCAATGTTGCAGCAACAAGTAGCAAACAGGTTGTTCGTAAAGTTAATCGCCAGATGTTGGATTCAATAAGCCCTTCGTGGCACGTTGCAACCTCTAGCGTTAACATTTCAAACTACATGTACGATCCGATTGACCCTAGGGTCTTTTATGTGTATCCGCCCGCTACAACACTGGCTCAACTGTCGACCGTCTACTCGGCGTATCCAACTGACATTGCTGAGCCTGCCGACAATACCCTTTACACAGCCGTGAGTGGTAATATAAGTGTTGCTGATGTTTTTGCTAATGCGCTTGCGGACTACATTTTGTTTCGTGCGTTTAGCAAAGACGCGGAGTCCGCAGCCAATGCAACTCGCGCCCAAGCCCATTACGCGCTCTACACAACGGCGCTTAGCACTGAGCTAAGAGGTACAACTTCTATTGCCCCAAGTACATCTGGAGCTCCAAACCATGGCTGAAAAAATTAAACTTGTCCAAGGGGACACTCGCCCTAATTTGGTGACGACTCTTACTGACTCAACGACTGGGTTAGCAATTAACATCACAGGGGCTACAGTTCGCTTGAAGTTCCGTGCCGCAGGCTCTACCTCCTTACAAGCTACGTTAATTGGCTCTGTTACAGATGGCGCTAATGGCGTGGTTGTGTTTTATTGGTCAGATGAACCTACTTCGCTTAACGGTGACCCCGGAGACTACGAGGGCGAGATCGAGATTACTTTCTCTGATACCACCGTTCAGACTGTGTATGACCTCTTAAAGTTTAAACTCCGTCAGGACTTCTGATGACTGGCGCTAATATCAGCGTAAGTCTGGTTAGCGCTTCTACTTCTTTGGGAGTGGCGTCGTCGAGCGTATCCTCTTCTGTTCCGCTAGCTACAGCAGCTTATGAGCTTTTAACGGCCTCTACAACGTCTGCAGTAGCTCAAGCCAGTGTCTCAGCAGTCTCAGCAGGGTTTACGCTGTCGTACGCTGTTTTAGCGGCTTCTGCGGCGCTTGATGAGCTTGGTCGAAATAAGAAAATCCGAGAAACTGTTACAGTTCCCGAAACTGTTATTCGATCTGTTGGGTTGATTAAAGCTGAAACTGTTGCGACGACAGATGCTATTAATCGCGCTATTACTAAAGTATTAGCAAATTCTGTTACTGTTACCGACGTTATTAGCATTGTCAAAGTAACGCTTCGATCGATTAGTGACTCTGTTACGCCTGTTTCTGCTGTTGTAAAACAAGCTGGTAAAAATCTAGGGGACACGGCTACAGTCACGGAAGACTCAGTTTTTGCAATCAACAAAGTTTTGGCAGATGCGTTTGGCCTCAACGACGGCGCTGCCGTTGGCGATGGATCAACTTACACTTTCCAAAAATACATCAATAACGTTGCGTTTGTTGCGGAAGCAATGGCGCGTAGCTCAACTAAACCTTTGACGGATAGCTTTGGGCTAACGGACGCAACGGCGCTGCAAGTTTCTAAAGTGCTCTCAGATGCACAGGTTTTTCAGGACAGCGTTACCTTCAGTGTTGATAAGATCTTGTCTGATTCCTTTGCGACTGCGGAAGGGCTTGTCCGTGATATTGGTAAAAATCTTACCGATACAAATGACATTACAGACGCCCGCTTTTTTGACTTAGCCAAGGTTTTGACAGACACTTTAGGTGTTTCAGACGAAAAAGCCCTGACTGTCGCAAAAGCTTTATCCGACGCATTTAGTACAAGTACTGCAACATTTACTAGCTTTAGTAAAGCACTTGCGGATACACTAACGTCTGTTGACGTTGTTTCTGTAGCGTTTTCAAAAACGTTATCGGATACAGCCGGGACGGCGGACGCCATAGCTTTGACGCCATCGAAAGTGGTAGCAGACACTCTGGCTTTTTCGGAGTCCGGTTCGGTGATCTCTCAAGGATACTGTGACTTGACATATTTTGAAGCTGATTACGTCGGTGAGTACCGCACATTTGCATAGGAGATTACGATGATCCAAGAAACTATTAAAGCTACAGGTAAACTAAACATCAAATTGTTTGGCCCCGATGGCAAAATCAAAGAAGATAAAACCGTCCCCAACGTTGTTGTCACAACAGGTAAGACGTTTATTGCTGCCCGCATGGTTGGCACACCTACAGCAATGAGCCATATGGCTATCGGTTCTGGTACCAATGACCCTGTTGTTGGTGATACTACGCTGCAGACCGAATTAGGCCGTGTGTCTTTGACATCCAGCGCATCCGCTGGTGCTGTGGTTACGTACATTGCTTCATTCGGTGCTGGTACGGGTACAGGCGCGGTTACAGAAGCTGGTATTTTAAATGCATCTAGCGCTGGCACATTGCTTTGCCGCACTGAGTTTGCCGTAGTTAACAAAGGCGCTGATGACTCCATGACAATTACTTGGACAATTACTGTTAGCTAAAATTTGATGTTGAGGTCGGTACCGGAGAAAAATCTATGAGCACCATTGTTCTACGCAGTGTTAAGGGAACACCCCTGACCAACACCGAAGTTGATACCAACTTCACGAACTTAAACACAGATAAAGTTGAAAAGACCGCAGCCGCAATTACTGGCGGGTCAATTAACGGTACAACTGTTGGTGCTACTACAGCGACTACTGGTGCTTTCACAACACTAGCGGCTTCTAGTTCTGTAACCCTCTCTGGCGGCACAGCAAACGGAGTTACTTACCTTAACGGCTCAAAGGTTCTGACAAGTGGCTCTGCGCTTACTTTTGATGGGGCGGGAAACTTGACATCAACTGGTGCGGCTGGGGCATCTTCTGGCGAAGTTGACCTAAAGTTGGTTGATAGCACTTCAGGAAAAAGCCTCATTTTAATTCGTACAGGTGCAACATTTAACTATGCTGGAATTGGCGGTGCTGAAGCGGCACTCTATACAGCAAACAACAATTTAAACCTTGTTGCTGATGGTGGTGCTATTAAGTTTAATGCCGGTTCACTTGGCACTACTACAGAAGGTATGCGCCTAACCTCGACAGGGTTGGGTATTGGGACATCAAACATTAACCAAAAACTGGTTATCTCAAACGCTGGCGCAGAGGGTCTTGAAATTGGCCCTAACGTAATTGCAGGCGCTCCAGCGCTTATTGCTTATAACCGTAGCGGAAGTGCTTATGTCCAGTTGACCACCTCTGCTTTACGTCATGCTTGGTATGCTAGTAGCACTGAGGTGATGCGCCTCGACTCCTCAGGCAATCTAGGCTTGGGAGTTACACCGAGTGCTTGGAGTGGTGCAGGCCCAGTAGTAGAAGTTGGTACTTCAAAAGGTAATGCTTTTCGTGGTGCTGGTATTAACGATGCAAACGTAGAGTCAAATGCTTATTACAACGCTGGTTGGAAATATGCAAATACTGGATATGCAAATCGCTATGCCGTTGGAAATGGTAATGGTGGTGGTCATTATTGGT